ATTACCGAATCTTCCCCGCAAGGCGAGCATTCTTCCATTGCTCAAAAGTTCCATGCCACACACGATTTGAATCCAAACCGGTGTCCACGGAGCTACTGCTTGCCTTGATAGGCGAAATCGGCGCAGGGGCGTTCGATTTCTTCGCTACAGGTTCCTTTTTGCTAGGAGTCGCAGTTTTCTCAAACTTTGCCTCCAACTTCCCAATCTCGCGTAGTTGCGCGGTCAATGACTTGTCCGCAAGGGAACGTGCGTAGTCCGGGTTGTCGGCTAGGTAGTAAAGGATTTCAGGCCCAAACTCACTATCGACAATTGATTCCCCAACCGGTGCGCTAACTGGTATATCGCCAGCAGCCGCGATTGTGTCCTCGTAATCCGGTAGATTTGCCTTCGCACTTTCTACACGCTTTTGGAACTCGACCTGTTTTCGGCTCTGTTCTTCTTGCGCCCTGCGAGACATCTCTTGCTCATCACGCTCCCGCAACTTCTTATCCGTAGTCCACTCAGCCAGAGCTTCAGCATATTCCAGCGCATCCCTAAACTGGCTTGGATCGGGTTTAGGGTCTGGGTCTGCCGGTTCTGCTTTCGCAGGGTTAGCCTTGGATTCCAGCTCCTTGATCCGATTCTCCAGTTCTTGACGGGCTTGGCGCTCACGATCCGCTTCTTGGCGGGCCGCTTCACGCTGCTTAGTCAGTTCTGAAAACCGCTTCTCAAGTTTTGGGTTTTGCTTCTTTTCACCTGTCGCAGCTTCACTTTCGCTTGGTTCACTCGCCTCTGCCTCGACTACCGGCTCCGCTGGTGCGGCCTCAGTAGGAGATCCATCGGGCGCTAAACCTAATTTTGCTAACGAAAACTCAGCTAAATTCTCACTCGTTACTACAGTCCCCGCCTGTTTCCGGGCTGGAACTTCTTGTGCTGCTTCAGACATGGATTACTCCAAGAATAAACCCAATGAACCCATTGGTAGGTAAATCGTATTAAAAACTGTTTCTTGTTAGGTGTCAACTATTGGCTATCTGTTGCTCCTGTTGCAAGAACGGGTTAGATGACTTGTTGACCTCTTGTTCCGCAAACGCGGCTACTTGAGCCTGTTCCGCGTCCTTCTCGGCTATGACCTGACGCAGCTCACCGATGTCCATTCGTTTGAGAAGCATCTTGGTGACCGCATCCAGCTCGGCCTTGTTCTGGTTGGCCTGACTGTTGAGGATCTGCTGGTTGACCTTCGCCTCATTGATGGTGTCGGTGTTGTACGCCCGCGAGGTGACATCCATGAGCTTGCGTTTGGTCTCGCCGTCCTGTCTAAGCGTCTCAACGTCTGACCGGTACTGCTTCTCAAGCTCCATAGCCGCAATCATTTGCTGCATATCAGCAATCTGCTTCTCGGCTTGCATGAGCTTCATCTGGATCTGCGGTGGTATCTCAGACTTCTCGTCAATCTGGGCCAATGGGTTGTTAGCCGCAAGCCTATCCGCGATAACCTCCGCGCCCGGAAAGTCCATATTCCTGAACACCAAGTCACCCGCAAGATTAAATAACTCCTGATTTGTTGAAATCATGGGCATCATGGCCTCGACAGCTTCCTGACGCTTGCTCTGGTAGCCGGGGCCGGTGTCCATGTAAACATCGTACTCGCCCACAGTTACGTCATTTAGTACCTTTTCGACACCCATTTCGTCCTGAGTCCGCTGGTTTAGGGTAACCATCTCAGGCTGACCGTCATACCCAATGATCCGCAGGACGCGCTCCCGGTCGTAAATCTTGGGGATCAGGTCAAGGATAATCCGACCCGTGTGCTTCATCGACCGTACTAGGTTGTCGTAGTAGTGGAAGTTGGTCATGTCTTGCTGCTGTTGCTGACCACGGATGGCCTTGCCAGACATATTGCCTTGGGGCAACTGGGACGGATCGAATATACCGACCACGCTCTGTAAGTCCTTGTCAATGGACATCGCAGCCGCAATAACACCAGCGGGCGGTGGCTCGGGCTGGAGCCGTTGTGGAGCTGGGGCTTCTTTGCCGTTGATGTCCGTCTGCTTGTACCTGAGAACCGGCATGGACTTGATGTTGGCCTGTGCCCACTCGTTCTCGTGGCCCTCGTCCTGACCCTCGGCTAGTAGCCACTTGGCCTTCGGAGCCAAGGCGATGCTCTCGGTCAAGCTGGTCTGCCAGTAGTTGTACATCCGTTGAGCGTCCTTGGCGTTTCGCACCAAGCCGTACTTCTTGCGCTTGTCCTCAACCGTGAGCTGCTGACCGTAGACCGGAACCACGGGGATGTAACGCCCAGACCAATCGCGTTCTTCGAGGATCTCAAGACCCGTGAGCTTGCACCACTTGATCTGCTTACGCATGGTATCGCGCTCGCCAACTACCATAATCCCTGCCGCAGCTAGGATCTCAGGGCTTGGGGCCTCGTCCTTGTAGACCTTTGTCCCATCGGAAAGCAGTAACAACTTGGTCTTTTTGCGTTCGCAATAGAAATACTCAGCAACCCGGATGTCCTCCTTCTGAACCCAATCAGGGTCAAAGTCACCCGTTCCGCGCTGGTTGAAGTCACCGCCGTCATCAGCTCCGGGGTACTGAATCCTGAAGTCATCCTTAGACATCAGGGTGGTGATCAAGACCTTCTCAGCGTCAGAGCCGTCAGGCTGGATGGAGTTGGGGTCAAAGTAGACCGAAAACGGGTTGTCGATAGGACGAATAAAGATTTCTTGGTCGAACGAATCCTCGCGCACATAGTCGGTAATGACTCGCCAGTAGCCCCAGCCGATGCGGACGGCATACTCGCCAGCCGTGTCGTAGGCGGTATCAGCGTCAGAGTTGACCTCGATGTGCTTGAATATCCCGGTGATGATGTCCGCAACCTTTGCGTTGGCCTCGGAGTTCATCGAGTGAGCCCGCATCCGTGGACGGGACTGACGCATCTGGTTGACTATCTGTCTGACGTAAGCATCGAGCTTATTGATGGTCAGGCAGGGTCTAGCCTCAAGGTGGCGGGAGTTCTGAACCTCAATGGGCCATTGGTCACCAGAGGAGAACTTCAGGTCATCTAACCCCTTTTGCCGGTTTTCGGTGTCAGCCTCGTTAGAAAATTTGAGAAAGTCTATGGCTTCCTGTATGCGGGAATCCGCAGGGATAGCACTCGGAACGTCTACTTTTGCCATATATCACCCCATCCATGAGCCCGGAATCTGGTACACCGGCTTCTTTGGGCCAGCCTTCCGGGGTTCGTTTACCACCAATCCAATATAGCGAAATGCGTCTGCCCCGTGCGACCAGATATCATGGACAGGCGTTTTCGAGAACTGTTTAGTATCTGGGTCAACATCATACCGATAGTGGCGCAGACATTGTAGCCCTTGGTAGCAGTTTTCTTTATCAAAGTAACACTTCTGGAAAATCGTGCGGGCCGCGTTGATGGAGTCCGTAACCGGCACTCTCGGTAGGATTTGCACCTTGTAGTTCGCTCCCCTAACTATGTCCGCAATTGACCGACCAGCCGCAGCTAGGGTTGTGTTCTCCGCGTCATGGGGTAGCCAGATGGTGTCGTAAACGTAGCCCAATGACTGAAGTTGGGCCAAGTAGTAGCTCATGGTCTTTTGGTTGTCCTCAAGGTAACGGATCAACCGGATTTCAAAGCCTATGAACTGAACGAACCATATCGCCGTGTTGTCTGCCCAGCCCAAGTCAAATACCGCGTGGACGGGCTTGATAGCGTCATACGGGACTTTAGTAATCCGTCCGTCCATCTCAGCCAGAGTCATCTCTTGGGCAAAGACCGCGCCATCGACCGTCCGTCTGCATAAGCCTTCCCAGACGTTTAAGTAGGCATTATGGTCGTGGATCTCAAGGTTCTCTTTTTCCTCCCGCAAGGTCTGGGGGAACCACGGGTTGTCTCGCCATGTGATCTTCTGGACTATCGCGTTCTCAGGCGGGCTGATCACGAACCGCTGGTAGGTCTCGTCAGTCTCCAGCTCCGGGTTAAAGGTCACCCAGATTTCTGAGTTGTCCCTACGGATGGTTGGGATCAGGACGTTCCAGCTAGTCTTAGAGATGGTCTGGGCTTCCTCGCACCAGCAGATGTCCACACCCTCAAAAGACTTAATCGACATGATGTTGTTCTTCAGTCCCGCAAAGAAGAACTCGGTTCCGTTCCTACCCCTGATCGAGGTGTTCGTTACCTCGTAGAACTCCGATAGACCGAGAGCTGCTATCTGGTCAGCCAAGAGCTTATGGACTGAGTCCTTGATTGAGACCTGAAACTCTCGGGCGCAAAGGATTCGTAGCGGGTCTTTGGCTCCCTTGATCAATAGGGCTCTAGCCACTCCCCAAGACTTTGCCCCACCTCGGCCCCCGTAGAGAACCTTATAACGCTTAGGCTCAAAGAGGCACGCAAGTTTGACCGGGAACTCGGCCTTGGCTACCGCTTGGGCTAGTAGTTCTCTATCTTCGACCTCAGACATCAATGGTCTCGGGCGGCTTTATGAACGTGACCTGTATCGCGTTGAGGATTGGAGAGCCATCGGCGTTCTCCATCTGGTTGATCTGGATTGCCTTGCCGTCTAGCCTGTCTATTACTTCTTTGACTGCCCAAGCCTCTCCGGTCTCAGCCGCAGTCAATAGCGTCTCTACTATCCTTGGGAGTCTCTGAGGGTTTTGAACCAGCGCCTTACGCAAAGCGTCATGGAACATCTTTCCCTTTACAGCATTTGTATTACCTATCGGTGCGGCCATATTGATTAACTCAATCTATAAGTTCCTTACACAGAATTGGATTGTGAACTTTTATTGTTTACTTTGCAACCTTTTTGTTGTAACCTGTTTGTTCTTTCAGGAGAATAACAATGGCTAAAAAAATTACTGCTTACTGTGGGTTTGATCAGGGTTCTAGGTCTGGTTATGTTCGTTGGTCTACGGAGTACCTACAGATGACTGACGCACAGCGCCTTGAGTTTCTAACCGATGTGATCAATGAGCTGGTCGTTGAACACCGGTTCCGCATGACTGTTATCGGAAACCTAAGAACTGCATCAAGGGGTCTAAGGCTTCCTCAGTAAACTTTTCCCCTTGGTGAGACTTGAGCATTGAGGAAAAGGTTGCGGCATCTGTTTTACCTAAAGCTCGGTTCTTCGCATACAACTGGGGAAACAAAAGTTCCGCAGGGGCTCCGAGGCCACCACTTTGGCTTTGCAAGCCGCCCACATAACGCCCCGGTATGCCAGCCGAATAGGACTGATGGGTATAAGTTGGGGTTTGGATTCCTCTGCCGGGGATAGCCTCAAAAATGGTCTGCCCCATAAATCCTTGTTGGAGCCTTGGGTCAACAAAAGCCTCTAAAGCATCGTTGTAAACGGGAAAGCCCTGTTTGCGGAACTCGTCCTTGTACATAAGCTGAGAGATTGCCGTCCGCAATTGACCGGGGGTAAAGTCCTTTGTTGTTCTTTGCGCCATCAACACTTCCATGTCTGGCGAGATAATGCTAGCTTTTATATTTTTAAATGGGTAGGTTTTGTAGACTTTCCCATCTGGGGTCTTTTTATCTACCGATTTGTTTCGCAAGGCTTCGTCGAAACTCTTAATTGCCTTAACAGACGGTTCTAAGGCGCCTAGTTGTCTTACTAACCCTTGTGCCTGATGGTGGCTAAAGTCAATTGATTGTGGGCCACCAGCCAAAAACACCCCTAAAACATCTTCGTCTGGGAACTTCTCAAAATTTTTGATCTTGTTAGCCGCAGCCGTTGGCTCAGACGCGTAGGCGATTTCCTCGTCTACGTTAGATTTAACCAGCGGGTATTGAAAGCCACCCTGTTGAGTTACCGGTTTAGACAGGGGTACGCCCCTGATTTGCTGGACATCTTTTCCTATCGCAGATGTATCCCCGAATACAGGAACCAATGTCTTACCAACCAGCTTCTCAGGATTAAACGCAATCTCACTAATTGTGGTCAATCCGGGTGTTGGGGTGGCTATTGTCTGACCCGCAGCTCGCATTTGTTCACGGCGCATAACTGCGGGAATCTTAAGTTCTTTCTCAAGTTTGGTAATGGCCCGCTTGTCCGCAACGTCTAGAACTGGCTTATCGCCGTACAGCAGCTCGCGTACCGTCTTGCCGCCAACCTTGGTGATACCCATGTTCGCAAAGCTTAACGGGCCTTCCATAGCCCTTTCCGTATAAGCCCGGAACGCGTCTGAGTTTGTTACCTTGGTTGGGTTCTTCGGGTCACCAAACGCCAAGTCGCGCAGGGTGTTGAGTTCCCGGTCTTGCTCTTGAGCTATGCCAGCCATCTGCTCCGTATACAGCGCAGGGTTAGCCGCAAAGTCCTTCATACGGCGCTTTAAGGTGTTGCCAGCACTAAAGATGTCCGCAAGAACTGGCATTACTTCTTACCTTTAGTACCCTTTTTGGCTTCCCGCTTAACTGCGTAAGCTATCGCAACCGCTTGCTTAACCGGCTTCCCAGCCTTGACCTCGGTCTTGATGTTCTGCTTGAACGCCTTGTCTGTCGTGGATTTCTTCAGCATGGCTACTTCTTTGCTGTCTTGGCTGACTCTTTGAACGCCTTTGCTGTTGGCGCTCCCTTGGTTCCGGGGGCTCGCATCTTTTCTGGGGTCTTGCCCGCTGCCTTTTGTGCCTTGATTCTCTCGCGCTTGGCGTGGATGTTCGCGTAAAGTCCGGTAGCCATCAGTCATTCCCCTCGTTTTCGTTAATCTTGACGGTATCTGCCTTGATCTTCGCAAGCCACCAATTGCAGTCCGCAATCGCTCCATCCAACGCTTGAAGATTTGCAACGGTGACGGCGCGTTGTTGATTAAGTTCCGCAACTCGCGCAAGTATTGAACTCTCATCCATTAACAGTTCCAGTTTTTCAAGGCCGCAGCCTTACGGGTTGGTCGGCCCTTCTCGTCTTTCATCGGGCCGGGAACTCCACTCATCCGCGCACAAAAAGACTTTTTACGGCCTTCGTCAGCCTTTGTCTTAGGGTTTGGAGCTGGAGCTTTAAGGTTTGAATTATTTTTCGCATTGTATGCCGCCCTTCCTTTTGCAGTCATGCCCGCACCCTGCTCCACGGGCTTATAGTTCTTAGCCTTGCCAGTAGTAGTCCGGGGTATGGGTTTATTGGTTGTTTTCATCGATCCAACACACATCCTTCCATGACATCATAAGCAGTTTTTGGCCTTCTTGCTCTACTTCTTGGAACGTCAGGTACTCGCCTGTTGTTCCGTAACGAATCCTCTGACCTACTTCGCAGGGGTTAGGAATGATCCTGCCCTTCTTGTCGTACTCACCCGGCCCAACAGCCACCACCTCACC